TCGGCAGCGTCGAACACCGGCTACCAATCGGCAGCCGAGGTCAGCGGCAAGGAGTCCGTCGCCGCATCCCTGGGCATCGAAGGCCGCGCTCGCGCATCTGCTGGTAGCGCCATCGTCCTATGTCATCGCGACGACGAGGGGCGCCTCATCCATATCCGCGCCAGCAAGGTCGGGGAGAACGGCGTAGAGCCGGACACTTGGTATCAGTTGAGCGCTGATGGTGAGTTCGTCGAATTCGAAGAGTGAGCCACCCGCGCCTGCCGGGTTCCCCAACGCAGGCCCGATCCACCTGGCTCCATCGCCAGGCTGTATCGGAGAGTGGTCTGAAATGCGCAGGCTGAGGCGCTGCCCCGGCAGTGGCACTGCAAATCTTACGGGGTCTTCCCGGAAAACAGCAGCGAGCACGGAGATCAGCACCGCCCTGGTCCCCGGGGCTGCACACCAGCCCTACCGCAATCTATCCGGAGACACACGATGAAGCGAAACGCCAACCCGGCGGCGACCGTTACTGCCTGGAATTCCGCATACCCCGTCGGCACCGAGGTCGACTACCGATTCCATCGCGGCGCGGCGCCGAAGCGCACCCGTACCACTACTGAAGCCCAGATCCTCGGCGGACACACCGCTGTCGTCTGGCTCGCCGGAGTGTCCGGTTGCGTTGCCCTTTCCCACTGCGAGCCGGCCTGAGCCCGCACGTCCAGCATCCTGAACGGAGTCACACCATGCTGATCTTGACCAGAAGACCCGGCCAAACCCTGCATATCGGCGACAACATCACCATCACGGTCCTCGGCAGCCAAGGCGACCAGGTGCGCCTCGGCATCACCGCCCCGGACGACGTCGCCATTCACCGCTCCGAGATCTACCAGCAGATCGGCAACGTCCGTCCGGTGCCGCCGGCGGAGTTGGTCGAGGCCTGGAACCGAGAGCACCCGGCGCCAGCGCTGATCGAGTACCGCCCGTACCGAGGGGCCGAACCACAGCGCACCCGCACCGTCGGCCGGGCCAGCGTGTCGCTTGGCGGGGCGGCGGTTATCTGGATCGAAGGCCAGTCGGCGCCGGTGGCGTTGCGGGCCTGCACCGCGATCTCCTGACTTCGGCGCCTGGCCCATTGCCGGGCGTTTAACCCACGGCGAGCGCCCGCCGGTCCAACGGCGCGTACAACGGAGGACCTCACCATGTAGCCCAGCCTCAATCGGCAGATCGCCAACATGCGGTCGAGCCTGTACCCAACCGCTTTCACATAAGGCGGTGCATGTAAGTGGAGACAGGGCGCTTGGCGGCGCCCTTCTCTTTCCTGCTCCTGGCACGGCCAGGGCGCAGCGGAGAGTGGCCTGCTCGGCAGGCCACCGGGAGGTTGAACTATCCGGCGCTTCAGGTACGCCCTGGAGAGTGCGCGAAGACGAACCGCCAGGCCGCTCCCCGCTGCGCATGCAGCGTTCCCCCTCTTCGCCCGGCTCCGGCCGGGCTTTTTTCAACCCCCATTCGAGAGCACCCGCAACGGCGCCCCACCGGGCACGACTGCCGTGTGCCTGGGTGCTGCCGAATGCAGGTGAACCACGGAGCACACGCAATGATCGACCCACGAGCGAACAGCCCGGAGAAACTGGTGCCGCCGGCACCGCTGCCGCACGTAAGCCGCGGCGCGCTCAAGCGCATCAAGCATCCTCAGCCAATCCCCACCGGCTGCCCGCACTGCGGCGGTCTGGTCCGTCTGGTCAGCAACCGGGTGATCTACGGCCGAGAGTACGGCGACTGGCCGTATGCCTACGCCTGCACTGTCACGGGCTGCGGCGCTTACGTGGGCCTGCATCCCGACACCGACGTCCCATTGGGGACGCTGGCCGACAAGCCGCTGCGCGACGCTCGCAATCGCTGCAAGCGGCCATTCGAACGCATCTGGCGCGACAAGCTGATGACGCGCAGCCAGGCCTACGCCTGGCTCGCCGCCGAACTCCAGATCATGCCGCCCGAATGCCACTTCGGACTCTTCGACGTTGACCGGTGCGAGCGGGCCAAACGCATCTGCGACGAGTACCTGGAAGCGATCTACACCAGTTCGGCGAGGTGGGGGTGATGTGGACATACCGCGAGCGCCGCAACCGCGCGGCTTTCAGCAACGCGCAACTCGCTTACGACCGTGCCGTCGACCCGCTCTGGGACCAGCCGGAGCCGGAACCGGAGCACGAGGACGAAGAGCAGGAGGACGAAGATGGCATGGGCGAATGAGCGCGCAGAGGGCGTGATCGAGGAAGCGATCGTCGCTATGCGTCGGTCGGTGATCCCGCGCCACGACCAGTTGGTATGGCGCGGCCAGATCGAGATGGCCTACACGCTGGACGCCATCGGCACCCGGCAATACGACGACATGCGCCGGCGGCTCGACGCCGCAGCGGATGCGAGACAGCAGGAACTGAGGAGCATCGACCTATGACCACCCGCCCCGTTCGCTCGATCATCGACGACCAACTCGACGATATCGAAGAGTTTGCCGGAAAGAGCATCCGCCAGGCCGTCGAGTTGGCCAACCGCCACGGCTACAACAACCCGTTCTTCGCCGACATATGCGGCGACCTCTGCGTTCTGCGCTTCCGGCGCAGCTCCCGCCTTCACGCGACAACCACCCTCACCCTGAAATGAGACCAGCCCCATGACTGCAGCTCTCGCATCGGTCGGCGCGCTCGACCGCATCAAGTACCTCGGCGGCCAACAGAGTAAGCGCGTTCCACTGCTCAACGAGGGCTTGGTTCGCCATCTCTACGAATCGGGCATGACGATCGAAGAAGTATCCGCCGAGATCGGATGTACCTGCCGTGCCCTTCGGCTCTTCATGATCCGTTGCGGCATAGAGCGGCGCATAGCTGCGAAGCGAGATCAGCGCGGAGCGAAGAACAGTAGCTGGCGGGGCGAGGCGGTCAAGTACAAGCCGGCCCACAACAGGGTCTATGCCGCGCGGGGCCGCCCCATGAAGTGCGAGCACTGCGGGACCACCGACCCAAAGGCCAGGTTCGAGTGGGCCAACGTTAGTGGAAGGCACCACGACCCAAACGACTACATCCGTCTTTGCAGATCATGCCATTGCAAGTACGACGGCCTCTTGAAGAACCTCGGAGATTACGCCTGTGTCCCTCCTCAAAATCGCACCTGAACATCATGATAGGAGCAAGCTGCTAGGCGGCTCCGATGTCGCCGGCATCCTCGGCATCAGCCCCTGGCGCACTCCGTTGGACGTGTACCTGGATAAGGTCCAGCCGCGCACCGGTCCCGTCGACCCGGCGAAGCAGAAGATTTTCACCCGTGGCCAGCGGATGGAGCCCTACGTCATCGACCTGCTGGCCGAAGAGACCGGCCTGAAGATCGTCGGCCGCGGTAACCGCTACCGCGACCAGCAGCACGACTTCATGGCCGCCGAGATCGACGCCGAGGCCGCCAGCGGCGAAAACATCGAGATCAAGACGGTCAGCCCATTCAAGGCAAAGGACTGGGGTGAGGTTCAGACCGATGCCATTCCAGTCCACTACACCGCCCAGGCCATGCACGGCCTGATGGTCACCGGCCGCCAGGTCTGCATCTTCGGCGTGCTGATCGGCGGCGACGACTTCCGCGTGTACCGCGTCGAGCGGGACGACGAAACCATCGCGGCGATTCGCGAGAAGGAGGTCGAGTTCTGGGGACGCATCCAGCGCCTGGATCCGCCCGAAGCAACCGCTGTCAGCGACATCCTCCGGCTGTTCGAGCGTGACGCCGGAACCAGCATCGAGGCCGATGGCAAGGTCGTGGAGGTGTTCAACCGCCTGCGCGAACTGAAAGCCAAGGCCAAGGGCCTGGAGTACGAGATCGAGTCCGCAGAGGAGCGCATCAAGCTCTTCATGCAGGACCACGCCCAACTCACGGTCAACGGCAAGTCGGTACTGACGTGGAAGTCCCAGACCACCAACCGCTTCGACCAATCCGCCTTCAAGGAAGCCCACCCCGCGCTGTTCGAGCAGTTCAAGAAGACCAGCGAATCCCGCGTTTTCCGCCTCAAGTAACCGGAGCCCAGCATGTCCGCAACCGCCCTGAAAGCCGCCGCGACCGGCAATGTCGCCAACAACGGTCAGCCGAAAACGCTGGCCCACCTGATGACCGACCCGAAGATCAAAGGCCAGATAGCCCTGGCGCTTCCGAAGCACATGACCGCCGACCGACTCGCGCGCATCGCGCTGACCGAGATCCGCAAAGTACCGGCCCTGGCGAAGTGCAATCAGGAGAGTTTCCTCGGCGCCGTGATGCAATGCGCGCAGCTCGGCCTGGAACCGGGTAACGCTCTCGGCCATGCCTACCTGCTGCCGTTCGGCAACGGCAAGGCGAAAGATGGCCTGTCGAACGTCCAGTTGATCATCGGCTACCGCGGGATGATTGACCTTGCCCGGCGCTCCGGCCAGATCGTTTCGCTCACCGCGCGCACCGTGCACCAGAACGACCAGTTCAGCTATCGCTACGGCCTCGACGAAGACGTCCAGCACGTTCCGGGAGAAGGTGAACGCGGCGTCATGACCCACGTCTACGCGGTCGCCAAGCTGAAGGACGGCGGCGTGCAATTCGAGGTCATGAGCAAGGCCGACGTCGACAAAGTACGCGCCACCAGCAAGGCATCCGGAAACGGGCCTTGGGTCACCCACTACGAAGAGATGGCCAAGAAGACCGTCATCCGCCGGCTGTTCAAGTACCTGCCGGTCAGCATCGAGTTGCAGACCGCAGTCACCCTGGACGAACGCGCCGACGCCGGATTGGACCAGGACAACGCGTCCATCCTCACCGGCGAATACAGCGTTGTTGACGACCAGGTCCCGGACGGCGTGAACACCGAGACGGGCGAAATCACCGAACCCGCCCCGGGCCAGCAGTCGGACACCGGCGACACCGGCACCGACGAGCTCAATCTCGAGTAACCGGCCATGCCCAGCCTCACTGTCCTTGAGCGGTACGGCCAGGTCGGGGAGTTCGCCGCGCTACTCGGCGCGGCCGAGCTCAACGCCGCTACGGACTGGGACGAGCAGTTCCTGGCCGACCTCCGCAGCAACTTCCAGCGCTACGGCGCCCACACCTACCTCAGCGACGCCCAACTCGAGCAGTTGGAGCGGATTGCCAACGAATAGGACCCTTCTCGATGAGCAACAACCCGCACTTCATGAACATGACCGCCGACACGCTCGGCAAAAGCTTGCTGCAGGGACTGATCCAGGAAATCCGGATCATGCCGGACTGCTGGCAGAAGCTTCCCGAGGCCAAGCAGCAGGACATCATCGACCGCCTGGAGCGCCAGGTACGGAACGCCGCCACCATCGCGGTCCACACCATTGCCGGCAGCGACCGCGACACGGTCTACGGCAAGCTCGAATCCTTCACCGCCAAGGACAAGGTGAAAGCGGTCTTCACCGTGAGCCCCAGCAGCCCGAACCAGGAGCAACTCTTTGGTGCTGTGCACCAGGACTGTCTACTGATCATCGGCGGCGCCGCTGAGTTCCTCGACGGCATGAAGGATGTGAAGGCCGATCCGGACCAGAACCCGCTGGACCTGAATGGCGGCGACCACGAAATGGAGGTCGACGGCGCCTGGGGCGGCGAGCAGCAGCCCGACGATGATGTCGTGGATGCCGAGTTCCAAGAGCTGCCGCAACTCACCGTCGAGCGCTTCGCCGGCCACACCCTGGGCGAGATCGCCATCGGCGTCGCCACCAAGAAGGACGTGTTCGACGCGGCCTGGCTGCAATCGCGCTTCGCTCTCACCACCGAGGAAGCCGAGCGCGTCGTTCTCCAACTGCTGGACCAGGGCGTCATCGTGCTCGAGCAGGAGAACGAGGAATCCCGCGAGTTGAACACTTACCGCGTCGTCAAGAAGCCGGGGGATATCGCCCTCGACCTGGAGTGAGCCATGCGCATCACGAAACTCGAAATCACCAACTTCCAAGGGCTGCGTCATGCGGCCCTTGATGTTTCTGCGCCGGTGCTCCTGGTGGCCGGCCACAACGGCGCCGGCAAGAGTTCGCTGCTCGACGCCATCAGCCACGCCTTCACCGGTAAGCCCGGCCGCGTTGCGCAGAAGCAGCATATCGGCCAACTGATCACCGAGGGCGCCAAGAAAGGGGAGGCCCGCGTCGAGTGGCTGGACGATGCCGGCGAGGTGCAGGCCTGCGGGGTCGCGCTGCCCAGCGGCAAAGGCTCCCCGCTCGCCGACTCGCCGTTCCTGCCATACGTGCTCGACGCCAGCCTGTTTGCCGGCCTGAAGGCGGATGATCGCCGCAAGCTGCTGCTCAGTCTGACCGGCGCCAGCGCCAGCCCAGCCGAGGTCGGCAAGCGCCTGAAGGCCAAGGGCATCGACCTGGCGCTGTTCGAGAAGGTGAAGCCCCTGCTCCGTTCCGGGTTCTCCGCCATGGTCGGCCAGGCAAAGGACTACGCCAGCGAGGCGCGCGGCGCCTGGAAGGCAATCACCGGCGAGAACTACGGCAGCGAGAAGGCGAACGGGTGGGAGCCGGAGGCGCCGCCGGTCATCGTCAGCGAGGAGGAACTGGAATCGGCGCGCGCGGAACTGCGAGCCACCGCCCAAGACCTGGACGAGGCCCAGCAGACCCTGGGCTCCAGCAAGCGCGCCCACGCCGACGCCCAGTCCCGCGCCAGCCGCATCACCGCTCTCCGCGAGACCGCAGCGCTGGCCGACCGCCGGCGCAACAAGCTGGCCACCGACGAGGCCAATCAGGACGAATGGTCGGAGAAGGTGATGGCAGCCGAGGTCGCCGCCAGCGGCGAGCCCGCCCATCAGCCGCTGACCTGCCCTCATTGCCAGGGCGCCGTGGACCTGCAGGCCGGCCAGTTGGTCGCGCACCAGCCACCGGCGAAGGTTGCCGATCCCGAGGCGGCGAAACGCCTGGAGGAGTACCGCGGGTATCTTGCCAGCGCTCAGCGGGCCGTCGCCAACAGCCAGCGGGACCTGAAGGAGAGCGAGGCCGCCGCCGCGCAGGCCGCCGCTCTGGAAGCCGAAACCGCTCAGGCGCCCAGCGCCGAGGCGATCGCCAACGGCGAACAGGCGATCAACGAACTGCGCCAGGCGCGTGATCGGCAGCAGGCCAAGGTGCAGTCGCTGCAGGAAGCGTTCAATGCTGCCGCCCAGCGCCAGGACGTCATCAAGCAGGCCGCCGGATTCCACGCCGAGGTCTGCGCCTGGAGCGCCCTGGCCGATGCCCTTTCCCCCACGGGCATCCCGGCGGAGATCCTGGCCGATGCGATCGGACCGGTGAACGAGCTGCTGCAGCGCCTATCCGGCACCGCCGGCTGGTCGCCCGTGCAGATCAGCGCCGACATCGACGTCACGTTCGGCGGCCGGCTGTACGGCCTGCTGTCCGAATCGGAGCGCTGGCGGTGCGACGCGACGCTGGCCCTGGCCATCGCGACGATCTCCGGCCTGCGCCTGGCGTTGCTGGATCGCCTCGACGTGTTGGACCTGCCGAGTCGTAGCCAGGCCCTGACACTGCTGCGCGCCGTGACCATGGACAAGGAAATCGACTCGGTGATCGTCGCCGGCACGCTCAAGGAGGCGATGGCGAAGACGCCGACCTGGCTACAAGCGGTCTGGATCGACGCCGGGCAACTCGTCGACCAGCAGCAACAGGCTGCGGCCTGACCCTACCTCAAGGCGGACTCGGATGTCCGCCTCTACCTCTGGAGGGCCCATGAAGCCCATCATCTTCGACACCGAAACCACCGGCACCGACCACAAGACCGACCAGATCATCGAGGCGGCCTGGCTGGAGCTTCCCGAGTTCCCTCACCAGTTCGCGGCGCTCCAACCGGTGGAGTTCCCGCACTACCACGAACGCTTCAAGCCCAACGTGCCGATCAGCCTTGGAGCCCAGGCCGTGCACCACATCATTTGCCAGGACCTGGTCGGCTGCCGCGAGTCGAAGGAGTTCGCCCTGCCCGCCGGCCCGCTCCTGATGATCGGCCACAATGTCGACTTCGACTGGCGCATGGCCGGCGAGAACCCCGACATCAAACGAATCTGCACCCTCGCGCTGAGCCGCTTCCTGTTCCCGGACAAGGACAGCCATACCCAGTCGGCCATGATGTACCTGATCGCGCGGCGCAACGGCCGGGAGGCTCAGGCCCGCGAACTGCTGCGCAATGCCCATGCCGCGCTCGACGACGTCCGCAACTGCGCTATCGTCCTCCGCTTCCTGCTGGAGGTAGCGATGGACGCCGGGCACGCGGCTGACACCTGGGAAGAGGTCCATGCGCTGAGCGAGAAAGCACGCATCCCGACCGTCATGCCTTACGGCAAGCACAAAGGCACGCCGATCAACCAAGTCCCGAACGACTACAAAGCCTGGTTGCTGCGCCAACCCGACGTCGATCCATACCTGGTCCAGGCCCTGCGCCAGCGGTAGCCACTCCACTTCAGCGCCCCACCCGGGGCGCTTTCTCTCCCAGAAAGCACGCACCGGACGCCGCCCTGTGGGCGATTCAACCATGCCTCGTGGGCCGCCCTGTCAGGCAGGGCGGCGTCCAGTGCCTGTTCACGGAGTGCTGACGTACTTCTAGCGGGTCGCGTACAGCCTAACGACTCTGGGTGTTGAGAACCTCATAGTTACCATCTGCATGCGCCTTGGTTACCCAAGCGTTCTTTGTCGACCTGGCTTGAGCCTTGGATCCGCTCAAAGTTTGGACCACTCGTCCCACGGCCTTCGATGCAACAAGTGCAGCGCTTTCAACCTTGGTCGGAGAACCCCGATAGCCTGCGGCAGACCGAAAATGATTGAGGATGATGTCTTGTTGATAAGCAGGTGTTTGCTCTCCACCGATTGTTGATGCACCCACCGTCTCATACCGGTAATAGACCTTGGTGTCATCGAACACGATCTCGACGATTCTGAAGTCAGGCATCTCTCCTCCTTGATCCGGCCCCATGCCGGGCCTTCCAAATCTAACTCCAACGACATCACTGCGCCATCACGCATAGCGCAGTGCGTCCTCACGTTCGCGAAAAGGAACCCGCCGCATGATCAAGCGCACCCTCTACCATTTCCACTTCTGCTGCGGCCTGGGCGGCGGTGCCGCCGGTTTCAACCGGGCGCGCCCGCGGGTCGGCAACGTCGAGGCCGAATGGGTCTGCCTCGGCGGGATCGACGTGGACCCGGCCGGATTGCGCGACTTCGAGCGCCTGGCCGGTGTCCCGGGCACCCTGCTGGACCTCTTCACCCGCGACCAGTACGTGCGGTTCCACGGCAAGGAGCCGCCGACAGGCTGGCGGGAGGCAACCCCGGAGGACATCCGCCGCGCCGCCGGCGGGCGCCGACCGGATGCGGTGTTCATCAGCTCGCCCTGCAAGGGCGCCTCTGGCCTCCTCTCCGAGAAGATGAGCCTGACCCCGAAGTACCAGGCGCTGAACGAGTTGACGCTGCGCTGCATCTGGCTCATGGGCGAGGCATGGGCTGATGACCCGGTGCCGCTGATCGTCTTTGAGAACGTCCCACGCCTTGCCAGCCGCGGCCGACACCTGCTGGACCAGATCAATAGCCTGCTCGGCGGCTTCGGCTACGCCGTGGCGGAAACTACTCACGACTGCGGCGAACTCGGCGGCCTTGCGCAGAGCCGCAAGCGCTTCCTGCTTGTCGCCCGCCACGTCGAGAAAGTGCCCCCGTTCCTGTACGAGCCGGAGAAGAAGAGCCTGCGCGCCGTCGGCGACATCCTCGGCCGCATGCCGCTGCCCGGCGACATCGATGCTGCGGGGCCAATGCACCGCATCCCATCGCTGCACTGGAAGACCTGGGTGCGCCTGGCCTTGGTAGAGGCCGGCAGCGACTGGCGGAGCCTGAACAAGCTGGCGATCGAGGACGGCTACCTGCGCGATCTGATCATCGTGCCGGAGTACCACCGGGGCGTCCTGGGCGTGAATCACTGGGGCGATTCGTGTGGCGTTGTCGCCGGCGCGAGCCGCCCGATGAACGGGCGGTTCTCAGTCGCGGATCCTCGCGCGCCGGCAAACGCCCTGCAGTACCAGCAGTACGGCGTGCGCCGCTGGACTGACACCTCGGGCGCCATCATCGGAGTCAAGTCGCCCGGCCAGGGCACGTACTCCGTCGCCGATCCCCGCGGCCAGAGTTTCGGCAAGTACCCGGTCACCGACTGGGACGGTCCGTCCGGCACCGTGATCGCGGCCAGTACTACCGGCCAGGGCGCATTCGCCGTTGCTGATCCGCGCCCTTCCGTGGCGTGGCACAAGAACGTGTTCCGCGTGGTCAGCATGGACCAGCACGCCGGAACGGTGACCACCGGCCACGGGCCCAGTTCCGGCGGCCAGGCCGTGGCCGATCCGCGCTACAGCAACTGGCACCCCGGCGCCAGCAGCAGGAAGCTCAACGTAGTGCCTTGGGAAGGCACCGCCGGCACCGTCACCGGCTCCCAGCAGGTGGCCAGCGGCGCGCTGTCGATCGCTGATCCGCGCGTGCTCGATCGCACCAAGGGCGACGCCTACCTGACCGGCGGGCACTACGGTGTCGTCGGGTTCGACCAGTCCGCCGGCGCAGTATCCGCCAGCGCGCGGCACGACAATGGCCGGTGGAGCGTCGCCGACCCGCGCATGCCGGCGGCGAACGACCGGCTCACCTGCATCATCCAGTCGCTGGACGGCACCTGGCACCGGCCCTTCACCACCCTGGAGCTGGCCGCGCTGCAGAGCCTGGTGGACCCGGAAGAACAGTTGATCCTCGACGGCCTGAGCGACAGCGACTGGCGCGAGCGCATCGGCAACGCCGTACCGCCGGCCGCGGCCGAGGCCATCGCCGGCGTGATGGGCACCACCCTGCTGCTGGCCGAGCAGGGCGAAACCTTCATGCTCAGCAATACGCCGATCTGGGTGCGCCCAGTCGCGGTGGCGCTGAGCGTCGCGCAACAGGAGGCGCAACCGTGAACACCGAACAGTTCATCCGTGACTCGGCCGCGCGCGGGCTTTCCCGGCGCGCCACCATGCACGCGCTCGGCCTGGGCCCCTGGAAGTTCCGGGAGCTGCTGACCCTGATGCCGGAGATCACCTGGCCAGCACGCGGATGCTCAGCCGACCACCAGCGTGCGAACGAGCAGAAGCGCGGACGCTGCACGCCGGCGCAGGCCGCAGCGCTGGAGCGCGCGCACGAACGCTGGAGCGAGAGCCGACGATTAACCGTCGACGGCGTGACCGGGACCATCGCCGAGCTGGTGGAGCACTTCCAGAGCCCGGTCCACGCAACGACCGTCCGCCGCCGCGTCGCCGCCGGCATGAGCCTGCGCGACGCCCTCACCACCCCGCGCCAGCAGCCCAAGCCCGGGCGCAGGCATCCCTGGAACCGCTCGAAGCAGGAGCACGCACTCTCCAACTGATCAGTGCCACCAATTGTTGGCTATGCACGCCGTGCGCACTTTGCCGCGATGCCCGAATCAATCAACGGGATTTCACCGCTACCTACCTGCCTAGCGAGCCACTCCCTGGTTATGTCGGTATCAAGACGAAACTCATTGTTCTCGAGGCACTGCAATGCTGTCCGCGTAATCCTGTACGACCCGCAGTTTGGGCAGCCAACCAAGATCGCGTCCGGAACATTGCTGTCCGTCGATTCTGCGCCGCAGATGAAGCAGTCCATAGGTCCCTCCCTCCCCGGCCATTCGCCGGTCCAATGAACCTAGTCCACTCAATTGCATTTCGCCATCAGGCGAGAGGTATTCCCTATGTCCGCAGAAAAGCCGCGGGAGCGGCCAATCCTGTTCAACGACCAGATGGTCCGCGCCATCCTGGAAGGTAGGAAGACGGTCACGCGCCGAGTGGTGAAGCCGCAGCCCGACTTCCTCGGCTCAATGGTCGATCCCAATACGCCATTCAAGACGCTTGATGCCGGCCTGCACGCACGCATCACCTGCCCCTACGGCGAGCCCGGCGACCGGTTGTGGGTGCGGGAAGCATGGCAAGGGCCGCTGATTTCCGATGAGGAACAGGCCGCCAACCAGTCATGGTGGAAGGACATGACGAAGTTCCAGAACCCAGGGCACTGCGCCTATCGCGCCAGCGGCGACGACAACGAATACGTCGATCCAGACGGCTACTTCCACTGCAAATGGAAGCCAAGTATCCACATGCCCCGCTGGGCCTCCCGCATCCTGCTGGAGCTCACCGCCGTTCGCGTAGAACGACTGCAGGACATCAGCGAGGAGCAGGCACGGGCCGAGGGATATCCCGCCGAGCGCGAATGCGAAACGGGCGGTAGTGGCTTGGATGCTTGGCTCTGGTTCCGCTCCCTTTGGGGAGAGATCAACGGCCCAGAGGCTTTCACCGCCAATCCCTGGGTCTGGGTCATCGAGTTCAAGCGGGTGACGCCGTGAACCGCCCCATCTACTGCCGCACTACAGGCCAGCGCATCGGGCAATGCAACTGCATCCGGTGCCGGCCTCCCGAGGAAACGCCATGCACACCCTCAACCTGACCGCCATGTTCATCGACGGCGAGGATGGCCAGCGCCTGGCCGAGGTCAACGGCCTCCCACGCCTCGGCGCCCTGCTCTCCTCATCTCAACTGCGACAGCTCGCGCGACAACTGAACGAGATCGCAAACGACGCAGACCAGGGCGCCAGCGGTGAGCACTGCTACACGGCACCACCATACGGAGCCTGCCCGCAATGTCATTCGACGAAAACGCCGCATACCGCCGCATAAACGCCCTCTGCTCTCCCGCGCCAGCACGCTACCTGCACATTCCCACCGGCATTCACTGGGTCGTCATCGACAGCCTGGGCAATGTCCTGCAACTCGAAAACATCGAGCGCCGGCGCCGACTGATAACTGTTTCTGACCTCGAAACCGAGGCCTGGAGAAAGCTCCCATGAACAAAGCAAATGAATGCACCTGCCCTTCTGGCGACGGCTCCCTCGTCCATCCGTGCCCGGCACATCCTGCGGTAGATCAGGCAGGCGGGGATCGGTGGGATGCCCTTCAGTCAATTATGGAATGGACGGCAGCAGAGAACATTCCGGACGACCGCAAGCTGTGCCTGATCCGCAACGCAGCCCGCGCCGCCCTGGCGCAACCCTCCCAGTCTCAGTATGAAGCCAGCTTCGAAGAGTGGCTGGCCAACGAACTCGAGGGCGAGGACGGCCATCCTGTTCCGGCTGCGGTCTGCGACATTGCCCTCGCCCGCCGAGCATTCAACCACTGGCCCAAGCTGGAACAGCCAGCCAAGGTCGGTGGCGTCCGCTTCAGCGCCGGCGTGTCGTCTCGGCTGGTAGTCGAAGCCGCCCAGCGGCTGTACGAGTTCGAGTCCACTCCGGAGAAAGAGGCGGAGCGCATCGAGCAGCTCCAGGCGTTTCGCGAGCAACTCGACCCGCTCAACCTCGCCCCGCATGCGGAAGCGTTCAACGAAGCTCCCGATGAAGCTCTCAGGCCTGAGCAGGCAGAGGCGGAGCGGTCGGCATTGTGGGCTGTACATGCCCAGGGGCCGGACGAACTGTACGCAGCATTCAGCCGCGAAGACGCGGAGAAACATGCCGCCGAGCTGAACGCCCTGCCAATGCCTGAAGGGATCGCGGTTGGCGCCGTGGTCGTTCCCTCCCCCTGGCCGGCTGTCCAGCACTGGCAGTATCTGGCCGAACAGGAGCAAGACCACAAGAACGAGATCGCCGGGCGCCTGCGCCAGCACGAGCGCATCGGCGAGGCGCTGCGGGCGGAGATCGCAGAATGGCAAGAAGCTGCCGGGAGATCTCGTTCCGATGTCGTGGCGTACATCGCGGAGCGCGCAAAGTTGCTGGAAGAGCGCGACACCGCCCTGACCAAGGTCGCGGAGCTGGAGAAAGAACTGGAAATGGCACGCGACGCCGCGTCCAAGGGTGACGCTGCGCGCCACGCGGCTTGCGGCATGGAAATGGATATCCAGGAGCTGAAAGCCAAGCTGGCCGATCCGACAGCAGTTCATCAGTGGCAATTCAGTAATGCATGGTTCGACGGTAGCGAAGAGGCTGTGCTTAAAGCAGGCAAAGAAGGATCGCCCATCCGCACTCTCTACGCCGCCCCGCCCGCCCAGGCTCAGCACAGCGTGCCTATTGCTCCTGAACTTAAACGCGCTTTGGGGCTAGTTGTAGCCGCCCTAGAAGCTGACGGCGACCGCCCAACTTCGAAATACGCACTCAGCGAATTGAAAAAGGTGCTCGCCGCCGCGCCCGGCAAGGAGGGGGTGTGATGAGTAGGCTACCTGGATATAAGGTGCGTCGTCTTGCTGCTCTTCTGGAAGAGTCCTTCCCACAGCGGAACGGACTGAAAATCACTTGGCGACCAGAGCAGATATATCCAGCCCAGGGGCGATGGAGAAGTGATGTTCGAATGGATGTTTGGCGCTGGGAAGCATTCGGTGTCCACATCAGATCCGACGGCACTGAGACCACGATGATGAGTGTTGGTAGCTACGCCACCATCACAGAGCTGATCAAGTTCAAGGCGCTGGAACTACATGGCGACGAGGTATATGGCGCCAGCAAGGAGGTAGGTCATGAGTGAGGTCCATAGCATCACAGCCGAGCACCTCGCCGGTGCATCAGCCTTGGATGGCGAAGAACTGACCCTCGCCCTTCTGCGAGAGAACGAAGACCTGATCAAGAAGAACAAGAGGCTCAGCAAGCCATGGCTGATGTTCTTCTTTGGGGCGGCCTATGGGGCCGCTGTCGCAGTGGTCACCGTCTACTGGAGCCTGTCATGAGTGAGGTGAAGAGGTTCGACGTGCCGAGCATGCGCTCTTTGATCCAGGGCGAGCAGGCAGTAATGGGGTATGAGGCCGTCATAGCCTCCGACTACGACGCCCTCGCCGCCGAGGCCAAGGCGCTCAGGGAGGAAGTCGTGCGCCTTCTCGAAGACCGCGCACGATTCCCAGACAAGCCGGATGACATTGGCCGGATGATCGGGGCGCACATCGAGAATCTCAAACATGTCGCCGAAGAGAGCAGGCGCATGTGCTTGAAAGCTATGCGCGAACGGGATGTTGTCGAGCAAGACCTAGAAGCCCTGCGCGCAATGGCGGTGGTTGTACCGGATGCTGCCAACGACCGGAGAAAGAGCGCGCACTATTGCAGGGGCTGGAATGCTTGCCTCGACGAACTGGCGCGCCTCAACGGTATGACGGTCAGCGAGGGGCTTGTGCAGGGGATGGCCAAGTTCGCGCGCGAGATCATCTGCGGAGCCCTCGAGGGCGGTAGTTTCGATGGGGCAGAAATACAGGAAAGCGCTGAACGCCATGGGCTGATCGCCAAGCAGGTGATGAACGAGCCGTGCCGCGGCCCGGAAGAGTACTGCGCCTGCGCCTGGTCTACCTCGTTCCCGGCTGAATGCTATCGGGTAACGCCGGAACTCCGCGCCCTGCTGAGCGAGCAAGAGTAACCCTCTGATTTCCCTCCGATGCCGGAATCACAGCATCGACACCCAACAACGAAACCAACGCATCCGCCCCCGGAGGACCAACCGTGGACAACGACAACGAAACCATATTGGCAGTGATAGTCATCGTTCTCTTCGTCCTGGGAATCTTCCGGGTCGTCGGGGATATGCAGGAACTCTACAGGCAGACCGAGCTGAAAGGACAGGAGTTGAGCAGATGGAGCAAGCAATGAGAGAAGAGTTTGAAGCGCACGCGAAAGTGCGCTGGTCTACTGATTACGACGACTTTGGCGATGGCCTGTTCTCCATACAGGCTGATGGCCGGTACGAGTACGAGCACATTCAATGGGATTGGGAGACTTGGAAAGCCAGCCGCGCGGCTCTGAGGGTGGAGTTGCCGGACGACGGCATCGAGGACTGTCGACGTGACTGGTCGAACTCCTGCCGTGACAACTTCGATACCGGCTACTGCTATGCGACTGACCGGATCACTCAAGCCCTCCAGCAAGCCGGAATCGAGGTGGCGGAATGAGCATGGAGTACATCCGAAGCGCCTACAACGTTCCCTGCAAGCGAGGCGGAAAGGTCATCTACCGAGGTCGCGGCACCGAGGAGCACGGGACGATAACAAGCGCAAAGGGCGCCCACCTCATGATCAAGCTAGACGGCGAAAGCAGGCCAAGGAGGTTCCACCCGACCTGGGCGCTTCAGTACCTTCCGGAGCAGGCATAGCCACCCATCGCCAACCACTGTACGCATATACAGCAATTCGGATAATGGGCTACCCACTACCCGGATTGAATATGCGCACGAAAACCTTCCGCCCGCCGCGCCGGCATGAGATCGCCGGCCTCCGCTACTACCGCACCGCGTCGGCTTACAACTGGCTCGGCGTAGCGATGGCCCATCCGACTCGCGCAATCCAGTTGCTGCTCGAACAGTGTGAGCCAGACGTGCTCTCTCCAATGTTCGAGATTGAGATCGACGCGATCCTGAGCCAAGCCGACGAATACGCAAAGACCGGCCAGGTGCTCGAGCGCGAGCAACTGCGCGAAATGCTCATGCACCTGATCTCGAAGGCCGCGGGCGACTGATCCGGAGCCCCAATGAAGAAAGCTCTCTCCCGCATGGCGGCAGTAGCCGTAATTGGCGCCAGCCTGGTCGCGCTACACGCAGTGATCGAGCTAGCGCCAGCATTCGCAGCCCTGCAATGGGGCTGCTCGTTCTAACCGCACGGTAGCCGATAGGCTGCCATTCCCCGAAAACCATTTTCCCGACCAGCGCCAGCAGGACGGGGAGGTATTGTCCAATGAAACTCGTAACCCTAGAAGAATGGGCGGCTGAGCACTTCAGGACGCCGCCGAGTATCAACACCCTCCGCAGGTGGGCAAGGGATGGCTGTATTATCCCTGCTCCCGTAAAGCATGGTCGAAGCTACTACGTGAGCCAGGATGCGGAGTACAGCAGTCAAGAACCTGCCAAACGCTCAGAACCTGGCGAAAGTCTGATATCCCGCATAAAGAGCGCACGCCATGGCACCAAGGCCGCGTAAAGAGGGGTCAAAAGACCTCCCCCCAAACCTGTACAAGAAGACGGACTCTCGGTCAGGCGTAACCTACTACGCCTATCGGGATCCAGTAAGCGGCCGGATGTTCGGCCTGGGAAAGGACAAGGCCCGCGCGATTCGGGAAGCGATCGAAGCAAACCGCACGGAATCGCTTCAGCCGACTATCGCCGACAGGCTCAGTTCTGAGCCATCACGTCCGCCGCGGCTATTTGACGACTGGCTCACCGAGTATGAAAAGATCTACGTCGAGCGCGGCCTGGCGGCGGCCAGTGTCCGTAATACTCGAATGCGCCTGAAACGGCTGCGCGCCAGGTTCGGAACGATGGACATCCGGGATATCGGGACCATTGATGTGGCCGGCTACTTCTCGGAGATGGCGAAGGAAGGGAAGGCACAAATGGCCCGAGCCATGCGATCCCTTCTGCGTGATGTTTTCATGGAGTCGATGGCGGCCGGATGGACTGACAAAAACCCGGTGGAGGTGACGAAGGCGGCGCGGGTGAAGATCAAGCGCGAGCGCTTGACCCTGGAGACATGGCGTCTGATCTATGCCGAGGCGAAACAGCCCTGGTTGAAAAGAGCCATGGAACTGGCGGTTATTACCGGCCAGAGGCGGGAGGATCTTGCAGCAATGCAGTTCAAGGACGAGCAGGACGGATACCTGCAGGTTGTTCAGTCGAAGACGGGCATGCGCCTTCGTATAAGCACGTCGATCGGACTGGCTGTCCTTGGCCTCGATCTGGCCTCAGTGATCAAATCATGCCGCGGGAGGGTTCTTTCCCGCTACATGATCCATCATCACCGCACCATCAGTCGCGCCAAGGCTGGGCAGCCGATTATGCTGGACACCATAAGCGCCGCGTTCGCTGATGCGAGGGACAGGGCGGCGAAGAAGCATGGACTCGATTTCGGCGCCAGCCCGCCAAGCTTCCATGAGATGCGATCCCTGGCTGCCAGGCTTCATGAAGAAGAAGGGCGCGATGCGCAACGCCTGCTCGGCCACCGCTCCGCGAAGATGACGGATCTCTACCGGGACAGCCGGGGCGCCGAGTGGATCGACGTGGCATAA